GGGTCTGCTAGGTAAGATCAAGGAGGCATCCGATGACAAGGAAGAACAACTGGCAATTCTATCTACTTTTGTCAGGCTTGGTATTCTTGTATGGTCTGGTGGAATCCTCACGTTGGCGTACATTAAACTACCACCTGCACTTGGAATCCCAGAACAGAAACTCGATCCAACTTTCATCGCCTCCGTCTTCACCGGAGTTCTAGCAACGTTCGGTGTTCAGGCTGGTAAGAAGAATGGAGCCAATGGTGGTGGTGGTGGAGTTACCAAGGGTGACATGGAATATCTAATCAAGAAAGCATCAGAGACAGCACCTGGTCAGACCATCAGAGTAGAGCCAGGATCATTTACTATTGTTCCAACACAAAAGTCTGAGGATTCCTATAAGATGTGAATAGATAGTGTAGTCAAGTAATTCATATATGAAATTCCTTTTTGCTTTCCTGGCTACACTCTTCTTTGCTGTTCCTGTCTGGGCCCTTGACGTAACTATGGGTGTAGATGGTAACCTGGTGTTTGAACCTTCAGACATTACTATCGATGCTGGTGAGACCATTCATTTTGTGAATGGAATGCTTCCACCCCATAACATTATTGTTGAGAGTCGTCCTGATCTCTCCAGAGAATCATTGATGTTCAGTCCTGGTGAGTCACAAGAAATCAAGTTCGCTGATGCTGGTGACTATGACTTCTGGTGTGGACCACACAAAGGTGCTGGTATGGTTGGACAAATTCACGTCAAGTGATATAATTATACAAAACGAGGTAAACCATGTCTTGTGATCTTCGACCAATTATTATTGATGGACTACGCGCAGAAGCAGAAGGAAACATCCGAAAAGCCAAAGCGAATGTCGAAGTCTATCTTCATTCTCCTGTTGGTATTGGTGAGCATCCAGATGTACTGGAAGCTATTCAGCAACAGCTCGACATCATCGCCCACGAAGAGGAGAGGATTGAAGTGTTAGATAAACATTTCACTAATCATCATGACGTGCCCTTCTAAGATGAAATTTGACTTTGCTATGTCTTCATTCGCTAGAATGTATGGAGTCAATACGGTAAGGGATTCTCATAGTGTCATTAAATTTTGTAAGAAGTGGTCTGAAGCAGAGGAACAAGATGTTCCTCTTGGAAGTTTAACTGATGTTGACTTCTACTTCAGAGACCTGTGGAAGATTTGGGGAGGGTATGTGTGAGGTTAAAGACCATTGAGATTTGTCCACAAAAAATATATGAATTCCAAGCTGATGATTCTTTAACCGATCTAATCAAGTCTTTATTAGTTAATGAAGAGTGGACTTCTAGAACCACTAAGGAGGGATGGCTTACTAATGCTCTCTCCCGTGATAAAAGACTTCACAAAGATGAAAGATATAATCCCTTTACCATTTGGTTAGAGGATTGTATTGAGACAGTTAGAAGTGAACAGAATTATGAGTGTGAGAAGTTAAGTATCACACAAATGTGGGGTAGTATTGGTGGTTACAAGTCTTGGCACCAGACACATTCACATAATTATTCTATCATCAGTGGTGTTTTTTATTTGACAAATTCAAATGCTAGGACTTGGTTTAGTGTTCCTAGTATATGGGAGAGACTGAATACCAACTCTACCTATGAGAGTATGCCCGTAACTAGACATAATTTAACTGACCCCATCTCTAAAATTCCATCGGAGAAAGGTAAACTTATTATCTTCCCTTCCTCACTTACACATAGTGTTGATGAACATATGGATCCAGACAATGATAGATACACTATGTCATTCAATACATTTCCATCAGGTGAGGTAGGGGACTTCTCTGCTGCAGCTGGACTCAATATAAAAATCTTATGAGTGAATTTGTTCCTTCAGTAAATGCTATGGTGGGGATTTGTTTCTTCATGGCCTTGGGTTACATCTACTACATACTTAAGATGGCACATCAGGAGATGGAAGATGGCACCCATGACACCCCCAAGCAGGAAGAGTTGTTACAACTTTCGTTGTTTGGAGATAAACCGTGTGGTTGACGGGGATACTATTGATGTCACCATTGATCTTGGGTTTGATCTATACAAGAAAGAAAGAGTTAGAGTTGCAGGAGTTGATACGCCAGAGAAGAGAACACGAAACTTAGAGGAGAAGGCTCTTGGAATCGACGCAACCAACTGGCTCAAAGAGAAACTGGAGTCGGCTATTGCTGGTGACGATGATCTTATTATCCGTACTGAACTTGACGGCGGTGTTGGGAAGTACGGCCGTCTTCTTGGCTGGCTATACGTGGGGGAGTCAGAAGTGTCTCTCAACGAACTAATGATCGCAGAAGGATATGCTCATGAATACGACGGGGGAACTAAAAACATGGACCTCGAAGCCTTACGAGAAGTCAGAAGGCTTCACGGAACGCTCGTGTAGAAGTGCTGTGTGTGGAGGTGATCCATTCATTCCTGACACTGAATACGATGGATCATCTTTAGACTTTACATGCGATGTAAATCATACATAGTTCAGCTGTAATGGTCTCATGCAAAAGATTATCAATGGTGTTGCCCTGTTCTCTGGGTGTGTATCACTTGGCTTGGTTGTTGGTGGAACTATGATCTACCTTCAGAAAGATAATATTGTTAATGGCATCAAGACTCAACTCATCAATGGTGTATCAGAGTCAGTACAAGAACTCCTCCCTAGTATGGTAGACGGAGCTGTACCTGAACTTCCTGCCACAACTGGTGGTGCTATCCCCGGTGGGATTGGTGGTGCTGCACTTCCTTTGTGAGGTGTACATGTTGACATTACTATTACTTGCCTCTCCAGTCTATGCGACTGTTGCAGAGGTCCCATGTCCTACTACGCTTCAAGCAAAGGCGTCGGTTATTGTAGGTGACTTAGATGGATATCAAACCTATACAGATAAGACAGTTACAAGTTCCGAAACTGGAGTCTCAGATTTTACCACCACCGGTAGTATCATCCCTTAATCCTCCAGTAACTATCAACATTGGTTTACCAATTGTTGACATGCCTGGTTGTGTAGAAGCACGGAATGTAGCCAATGAAGGAAACAAGACTATATTTGGGGATGACCCCAAGGGAGTGGTCACGCTTTGTGGTCCTGGGGTCCCTAGTTACGATCCTATTAATTATGAACCTGAGAGGATAATCCTAACGGGTCCTCCTCAGGTACCACCAGTTGAGCCAACTCCTGAAACTCCAGAAGTAAAAGCTCCTGTAACACCTCCACCTCCACTACCTCCTCAACCACAATGTCCTACTCCTGCACAACAGGCGAAGGAACCAGTTGGTACTTTGGTTAATGGTTTTCGTGAGAGAGTGGTAGGTTATAGACTAATCGGAAGAGAATGTATCCAGGATACAGAACCTGTTTCTATTCCAGAACAAATTATTGGTGGACTACCTAGTGGTGGTCAGGTAGTACAGGTAGGTGGTGTGGCTGTCATCGCAACTACATCTGCACTGTTAGCAAAACCGTTGGCTGACATCCTACTTAAGGTAGTCAAACCAACGGTCAAGAAAGTTATTAAAAAGATTGCTAAGATCAGAGGTAAGAAAGTTATCGTTGAATCTGCAAGGGACCGCCGAGCAGCGCAGAGGGTTCGGAACCACGCGATTCGGAAGTTGAAGGGGAAGGAATAGAATGAACGTGGGGGTTGATGTAGGTGACATTGTTCACCATAACGTCCTGACAAATGGCAGCATACTGTGTCCCTGGTCTAAACTGAATACCAGCTTTTAATAACTCACCGCAGTTCTTAAGTCTAGCAATCTCAAAGTCCAACCTCTTGTTGGCTGTGAGTTGTTGTTGCATTGCAATCTGTGTGACCGCTGCATCCTTACATAACTTTTGTAGTTCTTTATCCATAGGATTAGACCACGTGGCTGACACACCTAAGGACAAGTTGTAACTATCTTTCTGTCCTGTCCTAGTAGGAACATAGTACAGAATACCACCAGGGTTATCTAAAGAACCGTCTTCATCTAAATCCCTCATGTCATACACAGGATCGTTATAGAATGGTTCGTATGGTGATTGGAATGAACCAGACCCTGTTACGAAAGGGGTAATATTAAGGGTGGGACCTTGACACTGGATACCTCCACCGTAGGTGTTTGTAATGTAAGGTCCCTGAAGGACTTGTATAGCTTGGTTTGTAACAGAGCCTGAGGAATTAGCAATAGGAGAAGCAGTAGCAGACACTCCACCAACAGTTTCAGCATAAGAAGGACAAGCAAAGAATAATGATACTATTGCTGGAAGATACTTGTAGTATCTGTTACACTTGTTACGGTTGTCTCTCTTTGGATGATCGTATGATTGCTCAGTCCTGGTCCCCGATACGTCTCCGTGAACTGAAATGCAGTTCCGGGATTTGTCTGAACGAATTGTGGTGTTGAAGTAGCTCCAGTCCATGATGAGGTCACCCCATTAATAGTTACGTTTTGTGCTCCTTTTCCAGGAGACAAAGTTCCATTTGCCGTGACACCATTACCAGTAGCTGAGTATTGGTATCCCGTATTATAATCCATTGAATTAATTGTCTCGACGACTGTCTGAGTCGTCTCTGTGTGGCTCGTCATTGAGCCCTGAGTAAAGTTCGGTACTACGGGGACCGCCAATGCAGTGGCACCTGATATAAAGGTTGCCACCACACTTGTCACAATAGACCGCATCATCTTTCCAGAATGGGTCATCGCGAGGGTCCTCAATCAATGACCGTGATTTCTGAAACGAACTGTCCGGTCGCACTAGTACCAGCACCACCAGCCGTCAGACCGATTGCACCAGCAGTACTCAATGTACCTGCCAGGTCACCAGCAGCACCAGCACCATAAGAAGTTTGACTAGAGAAGTTACCAACAGCACCTACAGAAGGAGCAGAGGTTGGTACCGCATCACCTT